GTTGTATGTAGAGTGAACTATAGTAAAAACATAAGAGGATATCCCATAGATGGACATTTAAAGGATAGAAAAACACTAGTAAAATGGTTGATTGATCTACATAATATGGTTAATGTTGAAAATGGTAAGCCTTCATTAAATTATGAGGAAGCCATTTCAGTTTATGAAAAGGCATATGGAAGGAAGATCCATTTAGAAGATCCAGAACCTGAAAAATCAGGAGGGAAAAAATTAGATGATGCTACTTGGAAATTAAATTATGAAAATAAAACATTTAAAGGCCGATTTAAGAACAACATACTTCCAAAAATACTTCCCTTAATTATAATCTTTATTTTGGTAATATGTTTATTGACAATTTACGCATTTGAGAAATAATTATGAAAATAATCTCATATTATAATAGCTCAATGGTTATTATAAAATTTAAAAAGGAAAATGAGAAAAAAAGAGTTGTTAAAATGAGACCTGAAGTAGAAAGTAAATCAAAAGGAAAACAATTTATGTACTATCCTGATTTTGACGACCCAAGCTTCTACGAGAAAATTTATGTCAAAAAAGAATTTTATAAAAACAAAATTCCAAAAAATGATAAAACAACCGAGCAAATATGTAATCCTAAATTTTTTACCCTAGCTCCCCAACAAGAATTCCTTCGGAATTATTTGAGTCCCGAAACACCCTACAATAGTGTTCTTATTTATCATGGAACTGGTGTTGGTAAAACCTGTTCAGGTATTCAAATTGCGGAAGGATTCAAGGAAATAATGAGGAGATTACATTCCGACGAAAAAAGAAAAATTACTGTTCTTCTTCCCCGAAGAATTCTTCCATCTTTTAGAGATCAAATATACGATATTAGAAAAGAATCCAAAAAAGTGCGTCCCGATGATATTGTTCAATGTACTGGTAATACTTATAGTTTGGATTTTGAGCAATATAGTGGATTAACTACACTTCAGAAAAGAAAGGAAACTGGTCGTTTAGTGAACTCGGTCTATAAGTTTTACGGATATGAACAATTTGGAAATGAACTAATGAATGATATCGGATGGAACGGAAAATTGAACACTTTAACTGATGCTCAAAAAATGGCAATCAGAAATAAATTTAACAATCGTATCATAATTATTGATGAGATTCATAATGTTAAGAGTGATGTTGGGAATGTAGAATTAAGAAAGGTTCCACCTATTTTGCAGGCAATTATAAGATATGGAGAAAATATTAAATTAGTTTTAATGAGTGCCACACCTATGTATGATAATGCAGGAGAAATTATTTATATTTTAAATTTGTTGTTGGAGAACGATGGGAGAAATCCGATAAGAAGAAATGAGATATTTGATGGAGAGGATAATTTGGTGCCGGGAGGGGAGGAAAAATTGAAGGAGTTGTTTAAGGGATATATAAGTTATTTAAGAGGAGAAAATCCAGTTGTTTTTCCTTTGAAAATAGATCCTATGGAAGCAAGAGTTCCAAAAATTAAGTACGATATTTATGGAAAGGTAATACCTGAAGGTGATAGATTGAAACATTTAAAATTATATATGTGTCCGATGAGTAAATATCAATATGAGCAATATGTAAATAAATTGAGATCCAAAAACATTGAAATGATTGAAGAAGATAATATGAATGTTGAAACCAATAATAATAAAAATGAAGATACTGAGGAAGATAATAAAGATGCGAAAAAGAATAGATCAGATGAGGAACAATTTGCGAATTCAATCTTACGACCTCTAAGTAATATTATTCTTCCGAATAAAAATGGTGAGTTCACTCTTCCAAAAAAAGAGTTTGGATATCAGACAATTGATAATGGACAAGGAGCTTTCGTTTTAGATATGGGATATGGAAGAGCAAATATGGAAAATGGTAAGAGAATAAGGAGAAAGACATATCAATTTAAGTATCAGTCTCATGTTAAATTCGATTATGGAACACAAAATGAAGCGCCATTTTTGGATGAGAAACATTTGAAAAAATATAGTGTTAAATTTTTTGAGGCGTTGAAAAATATAAAATATGGGCGAGGTATTTGTTATGTTTATTCTGAATTTGTTTGGGGAGGTGTTCTTCCATTTGCAATGATGTTGGAACAAAATGGTTTTGAGAGATATCCCTGGAGTGGAGAAAGACCCCTTTTGGATTATCATAAAAAGAGAAATCCAGTTTGCGCGATTTGTGGTCAAAATGCAATCAGTAGAATACATGAAAATAAAAATGATCCCGAATATCATGAGTTCAAAAGAGCCAGATATATTTTGATTACTGGTGATTCAAATATTTCAGTCATTGAAACTGGTAACTTAATGAATATAATTAACAATGACAATAATAAAAATGGAGAAGAAGTAAAAATTATTATTGGTACTAGAACAACTGGCGAGGGTTTGGATTTTAAAAGAATTCGTCAGGTTCATGTATTGGAACCGTGGTTTAATTTGTCACGTGTAGATCAGATTATCGGAAGAGGTAGTCGTTATTGTAGTCATGCTGATCTTCCACAATTAGAACAAAATGTAGAAACCTTTTTATATGCAGTTGAACCTCCTGACAATGCTCCAAAAGAGGAGAGGGAAACTGAAACGATTGATACAAGAATTTATAGAATTGCGGAAATAAAAGATGTAAAGATTAAGAAAGTAGCATATTTATTAAAGCAGGCTGCGGTTGATTGTGCCCTTAACAAAAATGGAAATGTATTTGATTTTGAGGGTCAAACAGTTGAAATGTTGAGTAGTTCAAGGAGACGTGTGAGGATAAGTCTTGGAGATAAAAATGGAAGTCGTGAATGCGATTATAGAGATTGTTATTATCAGTGTGTATGGGAGCCCGATAAGAAAAAAGATTATGTTATCAATACTGATACATATAATGAAAGATTTGCTAGAACTGATATCCAAAAATCGAAAGATATTATAAAGAATTTATATAAGGTTGGGTATGTATATGAATTGGATGATCTGGTGTCTAATATAAAGAAACACATGAGGAATATGGAGATAAAATTCATTTATATAGGAATTGAGGAAATGTTAAATAATATCAATGAACCAGTTTATGATATGTACGATAGAAAGGGATTTCTTATTTATAGAGGACCATATTACATTTATCAACCAACTGAATTCAATGATTTGAAAGCTCCTGTCCGTTATAGAAAAAATCCTTTTGAAGAAAAAACTCCAAAATACGTTTTCGAAGACGAACTAATGGAAAATGGAAATTTGGAAATATTTTCAGCAAAAAATAAAAATAAAGTGGGAACGGTTGAATTAATGGACGAAGTAATAAAACAAGCAACATTATTGGACAAAATTATTGAATCAAATAGTCGGAGAAAGTTGTATATAATATTGACAATGGTTGTGGATAAATTGAATGATAAGGAAAAATCTTATTTGATTAAAAAGGTAATTTTGGATAGCTATGAGACGAAGGGAAAAATGTCTAGTCCATATTTGGCAATGTTGCGTGAATATTTTGAACCATTGTTGTTGTATAAATATCGTGATTTAGATATCGGCAAGGGATCCGGAGAATCAGATAAGATAATTGGATATTATTATGTTTTCAGTAATTTGAAGAATGAAAATGAGGGAGCGGGTAAAAATAATATTAGGATTTTTTGCTACAATAATGAAACGAAATTAGTAACAGAATGTAGCACAGATATTCGTGATCGCATTAAGCTGAACATGAAAATTAAGTTGGCAAAAGAGGCTCGTAATTCAAAAACTCCTTTTAATATAATTTATGGGTTTATGGCTTTGAAAGGGGGACCATATGTATTCAAAATATTTGATGGGACAAGGGATACTGGAGCGGTAACTTTGGAAATGAAGAAGAGCAAGAGGTCAGAGGTGAAGGGTAAAGAATGTAGTCATCATAATATAATTGAATTGGAGGAAGTTTCAAAGAAACTGAAAATCAAAACTAAGGATTCCCAGAAGAAGAATTTCTGTGTTTTGCTCGAATATAAATTAAGAGAATATGAAAGTGAAAGATTAGAGGGTAAAAGATGGTTTATGAATGCAATTGAAACTATGAGATTGAAAGCAGGGTGGACAAAAAAATAACTTTGCTCTTGAAAACATCTCCTGAAAAAAGTAAAAAAAATGAATTTAAAAATAGCGTAATTAATTATATATTAGAAATATATAATGAATTTCCTTTCTGAGAAAGACATTTATTTTCACACACAAATTAAGCGTAGAGTATCATTGAATCCTCGATTTTTGGATGAAAATTTTCCATCAACTATTGAAAAAATTGTTAAAAGAAATATTGAAGGAAAATGTATTAAGGAAGGTTACGTTGTTCCAAAAAGTGTTATTATATTGAAAAGAAGCATGGGAAATTTGAATACAAATCAGTTTAACGGAAATATTTTATTTGATGTTATTATTGGTGCAAAAGTATGTAATATCCCAGTTAATTCAGTTATCAAGGCGAAAGCTAAAAAAATAAATAATTTAGGAATATTGGCGGAATTGGGACCATTAATGATAATTGTTCCGAAGGAAATCCATAATCAGAAGGATCCTTTTAAGGATGTGAAACCAGGAATGGATTTGGAATTGTTAGTTGTGGGAAAAACATTTGATCTTAATAGTAAAGTAATTTCAGTTTATGCCAAACTTAATAGTGAGGCTAAAAAGAAGATTATGGTTCCAGTGAGAAAAGGAGCTGACAAACATAAAAACACTGATCAACTCGTCGCGAATGAAACTATCATGCCAGAAGAAGCTAACTTTGCTGATACTTCAAAGGAGAGTCAGGAATGGATGGAGCGTTTTGAAGAATCGGAGGGATCTGAATTGGAGGATGAGGATATCGAGGGTTCAATTGAGGATGAAAGTGAATTCGAAGAGGAATTAGATGAAAGTGGAGAAGCTGGAGAGCTAGATACTGAAATAATTGATGATGAAGAATCTTTGGAGAATGCGGAAGAATTAGTTGCTGAAGAAAATGAGCCTTTATCTGAAGATACTGAGGAAGAAGAAGAGGAAGAAGATGAAGATGATGATGAGGAAGATGAGGACGAAGGTGATTTGGATGAAGACTAATTGATTTAAAGATATAAATTTATATATCTAAAAAATGGAGGCATCAGGTGAAAAAATATATAGTTCTAATATTCAGATTGATTCCAGGGAGATAAAATCTATAAGAGATTTTATTGAAAAGAAAATGAATATAAGTCAAAAAAATCAAGTAATTGAAATCATAAAAAATAGTCAGGCGAAATTTACAATGAATAAGAATGGATATTTTATTAATCTGAATAATATGCCGATTGATATGCTTTATAAGATAAAAATGTTTGTTGATTTTACCAGAGAAAATGCGAAAGAATTGCAAAAGACTGAAGACATTTTGAATGAGGAAAAATCGAGGATTGAGGGATTTGATAAGGTAGATGAAGAGGTAAATAATTTTAGTAATTTTGGAGGTGAACAGGAGAATGAGAAGAGTATTAACTTTGAGATTTATTCATTGGATTCGGTGCAGAGTGAGATATTTGATGAATATAGGGAAGATCAAGATGAGGAAATTGAATTTGTAAAGAAAATGGTGGAGTGTGATAAGCGTGAAAATTCAGGTTATAAAATAATTTTGAAAAGATACAAG